CTAATCAAGCACATAATTTACAGAAAAAATATAATTTATCTATTAATGAGATATTCAGAGAAGTAGCTAATGATTCGTCGATTATTTCCGAAGAAGACAAAAAATTTCTAATGTCGTCGGGAAAACTTATGTTAGTAGAAAAAGGTGTTCCTACCGCTATTTGTAAAGTAACAGGGATGCGAGATGAAAAAGGTGATCCGTTGGGTATGTTTGCCGACGGTGAATTACTTTGGCACAGTAATGAATCGGGAGACTTATGCTTTACTCCTGGAGTGTCGCTGTTAGGAAAATCAGGTGTTGTTGGCAGTGCGACTGGTTTTATAACAACTGTTGATTATTACGAATCTCAAAGTGAAAGTTTTAGAAAAGAATTAGATGAAATGATATTGGTTCATAAATTTACTCCGGGAAAAATTAATCCTGGATTAATGGAAGAACAGGATTCTATAATGCATAGAAATATGTGTCCGGTTGATAATTCTAGAATACCTCTTGTGATTAAAAGTCCAGGCGGGCACAAAGGATTACATTTTAGTGTGAACACTATCTATAAGATAGAAGGTATGTCTGATGAAGAGTCAGATAAATTATTAAAACATATACAAGATGGTTTATTTGTTGACAAATACATTTATGATCATTGGTATCAATCTGAATCGGATTTATGTTTGTTTGATAACTCTATAACGTTGCATAGAAGATTAGGCGGTATTACTAACAGAATGTGTTATAGAATACAACACGATTACAATAGAATTCAGCCTCAGCCATATATACCTTACTTTCAAACTGAGTTTTCTCAAATATATACAGACCGTATGAAAGAAATGGTCGATTGGATTAAGTAACGCCTCTGCCGATGGAGCGGTGCCAGGTCTTCTAAACCAGGTTATGGGAGTTCGAATCTCTCCAGAGGCGCCAGAATACTGTTGACATTTGTCAACAAAGAATACATAATATACAAATGCCCCGGTGGTGGAATGGTAGACACGCTGGTCTTAGAAGCCAGTGTCGCAAGGCGTAGGAGTTCGAGTCTCCTCTGGGGCACCAGATTTTTGCATCGTTAGTTCAGCGGTAGAACGTCGCCCTTACAAGGCGAATGTCAGTGGTTCGACTCCATTACGATGCACCAAGTTAGGAAGTGTGGCTGAGAGGCTGAAGGCAGCGGTTTGCTAAACCGTCGATTGTAATGAACTTATGGTCCGAGGGTTCGAATCCCTCCGCTTCCACCAAATTTTAAAAGGAAAAATAAATGTTGAAACCGGGTCCAAATTATCGAATGAGCAAACCTCTAAAAACTAGCCTAGCACTAAGTAGATTCTCTAGCCAGCAACAGCGCCATGATTGGAAGCGGGCTATGATTAGTGCAGAACTTGCTGCCGCTATCCAACCAAAGAGAGAAAAAAGCCGTAAAGAACCATCAACAGAATAAGTAGTTATCAGTATTTGGGGGATTAGTTAAATGGGATAACATCGGCTTTGCAAGCCGAGATTAACAGTTCGATTCTGTTATCCTCCACCAAATGTCGCCGCTTTAGTTAAATGGTATAACAGTTGCCTTGTAAGCATCAATCGTTGGTTCGATTCCATCAAGCGGCACCAAGATGCTCAAAATGACTTGACAAAAGGTCATTTTTGTTTTATAATAGTTTTGTTGTGTAGCAATACGCAACCGGTGAGATGAAAGGTAGATGAGGATAGACACAGACACAGGCTTAGGCTACCAGCCTAATCCGAACTTACAATCCAACCTTGAAAATTGGACCGTGTTTATGTGATCCGACCCTAATAGAATGTCATTTGTTAATCGGAAATATATAGACCTCTGTGTATTGTTATTTGCACATTGTCAAAGAAAGATTACAAACCTTTCGTTGTCTATTGTCCGGTCTATTACTTGACCTTTCGTTGACCCGTCAGTATAATATAAGGAAACAAGATGGCAAGAATTTCATCAGAAGAAGCAGTAAATCAAATTGGTAACAGATTTGATCTAGTCTTAGTTGCCAGTCAGAGAGCTAGAGAATTAAAGAACGGATCAATTCAACGAGTAGATGGAAAAGATGCATCACCTACTATTACAGCTCTAAGAGAGATTGAACAAGGCAAGTATACCAAATCAGAATATCTAACTAAATTGAAGAAAAAGGAAAAATCGAAATGGGAATGAATATCACTCTGAGGAAAGCCAACACCATCCAGAACAGCATCAACGATGCAGTAAAGAATATCAAGTTCGACACCACAGTCGAACTCAACGAGTTCCAGGATCCCGGAATTGAACTAACCAAAGCCAACGAAGCACTGTTCGCTGCAGATGCTCGTCGTCAAAAACTAACAATGGCTCTGTATAACATTCGAGCCTTAGTTGGTACAGCTAATGCGGCCAGCGGCATTGATACTGCCTTGGCCAAAGCAGCATTTATCGATAAACGTATTGGTCAACTAGAACAGTTATCTGATCTAAAACCTTTTACTGATCTCGAAGTGATTAAAGGTAAACTTGAGAAAATCAAAAGTCTCAAGGACGAAGCTCGTAGTCGTATCTACGGCTACGGTGACACAGTGAGTACTACTGTGGTCAGTAAAGAACAGATCGATCAGGCCAAAGGAGAAATCCTTAGCTTGAAGAAGTCCAAGCAAAAGATCAACGATGAGGTTCTTGAGCTTAACATCAAGACAGAGATTCCTCTGGCTGATGACACAGTGGCTACCCTGCAGGCAGAAGGCTTACTGTAACAGACCCCTGTTACACTTTTCAGGAAGAAAGTGCGCCATTACCAAGCGATAGAAGGTACGGTGTGTAGGATCTACCGCAAGGCTCTCTTTAGGAGCGACTTGAAAAATCCTAGGTACGAACTGTAACGGCACCAGAAGCAAAATACAGTGGACAGGGTAACAACTCAGTTTAGGGCGGACAGGGAACCGTGGCTAGACACTTTAGTTGATAGCACTCGACAGGTATCGTATATGGACGCATATACTACGCGACATAGTATGGCATGTTACTAGGTCTGAAATAACTGTTGTTAGATGCTGTGGAACGGAAGCACCGGACTCCTAAATAGACACGTTGTCATAGACGGCGAGTACTATCAACTAAAGTTATCGCGGGATGGAGAAGGGGTATCTCGAGAGTCTCATAAGCTCTAGTCCTTGGTTCGATTCCAGGTCCCGCAACCAATTTATTCGGAGTGTGGCGCAGTCTGGCTAGCGCACCTGGTTTGGGACCAGGGGGTCCAAGGTTCGAATCCTTGTACTCCGACCAATTTTTATAAAAGGCAATATGACTAAAGAAGAAGAAAAAGCAGCATTGGATCGAGCGCTAGAAGAATTTTTCGCTAAGGGCGGAGTAGTGCAACAACTCAAACCAAATCAAAGTGGGAGAGTTGAAGGTGAAAGTTATTCATCTTGGTCAAAGAAAAAACCATCTACAAGTCCGTTGGCCAATCCACCGGATGAAGATTAACTCGCTGTAGTTCAATGGATAGAACGAGTTCCTCCTAAGAATTAAATCCAGGTTCGATTCCTGGTGGCGAGGCCACAGTGTAAATAGTTATATGCGGGTAGATAGGACAAGGGGCGTCCAGCAGCCTTCCAAGCTGACAATGCGGAGTTCGACTCTCCCTACCCGCTCCATACAAAATGCAAGTCATAGATCAAAACGATATCTTCCGGAAATTTGATTTTAACTCTGTAATCACTGCAGACGATAATAAATCAGCTATAGGTACAATCAAGAACATTATTTCAGACGGTAATTATTTTACCAATAGTCCCAAATATCAAACTAAAGAAAACATCTTCGCTCGTCCAGAACCAGTTTGGTTAAAATACAGGATGAGCTTTTTATTTTCTGTGTTTATGTATCTGGGTCGAGAAGTAAAAGTATCTAATATGATGGCCTGGTCGTTCATGACAAATCTTGAAAGTGCCGAAAACCGTGAAAAATTATGGCACCATCACTGGCATCCACAGAAGCCCGAAGGTAAAATAATGAGCGGAATATTTTATCTCCATATACCAGATGATGTCAAAGACTTAGACTACTGCGGAACAGAATTTGCTCCTGACGGATTAGAGTCCGACAATAAATTTTTTGTTAGACCTTCGGAGTATAGTTGGTTAATTTATCCTGGTGATAAATGGCACAGACCTGGTATAGTTCAAAGCAACAAATATAGATTTATACTAGCAGCAGATGTCGAATATTATTAATGCGGGTATGATGTAATGGTAACCTACAACTTTGCCAAAGTTGATTTGCGAGTTCGATTCTCGCTACCCGCTCCAATTGACACATAATCAAAAAGATATTATAATATAATAAACGGAGAATCACAAAATGATTAAAAATACCTATGTCAAAATCTGACTTAATAGAATTAGTTGGAGTTGTAGAAGAAGTTCTTCCCGGTAGTATGTATCGAGTTAAATTAGAGCAAATGCCTAATCCTATACTTTGTTATACCGGTGGTAAATTAAAGCAACACAAGATTAAAATAATTTTAGGTGATAAAGTTAAAATAGAAGTAAGTGCCTACGATCTTACCAAAGGTCGTGTAACATATAGATTGTAAAAGGAGAGTGCTATGGCACCTTGGATACAAAACGTAGCACTCAGCGATATACGTAAAGGTTTCCATATTGATGCAGGTATCAATTCTATGTTGATACAGATCTGCGATCCTCCTGGGGATTTTCCTACCCCGAAATATCAGTTCCGAGAAGTTCATCAATTCCAATTTTTGGATGTTGAGGAAAAAGATCATGTCTTAGATGAGGCGATGCGATGTTCACAAGAGCAGGCCGACGAGCTTGTTCGATTGTTACAACACGCATTTGAACAGCGTATGAACGTTGTTGTTCATTGCCACGCAGGCGTTTGTCGCTCTGGTGCTGTTTGTGAGATCGGTGTTATGCTAGGCTTCCGTGATACTGAAGCTTTTCGTAGCCCTAACCTGCTGGTAAAACATCGTATGATGAAGGCATTAGGTTGGACCTATGACGAAAATGAGCCTCACACCATTAACGGTCAAACAACTGAGTTCGGAATCATTCTTCCTAAGACTGTAGAATGGACCAACGACAACGAAAAAGTTTTTACACTGGCTGCAGAGCGCAGAGCTCGCAGAGAAAGAGAAGGTGATATTTAATGCAGTATCTAGTTCACGCACGAAATAAAAGAACTAAACAATTCATTGAAGGAATATTACCTTCAATGATAAAACAATTAGGCCTAACAAAGAGTCGCAAAGCTCTATTTGTAAAGGTTAGTAGAAGTGATGTAGACGAAGATACTGATGGCCAAACTACTTACATTAGGCAAGTAGGCGGTCTTATCGTTATAATAAAGCCTCAATCTTTAGAACGTATGGGAATTACACTAGCTCACGAAATGGTTCATGTTAAACAGTTAGCCAGGGGAATTCTTAAAACCGAAAAAGGTGTAAATTATTGGAATGGTAAATGCTATAATAAAAGGACAAAGTATCTAAACTGTCCTTGGGAAGTGGAAGCATTTTCAAAACAAGAATTAATTTTTCGTAGAGCAATAGCATAAAAAAAGGATAAATGATGGGCGAAGAATACGAAATGACTGTAGATATGCAAGAAGCATTCCAGCGATATTTTGATTATGGTTTCGAACCTGGTAGTTTTGGTATGGCTGTATTGTCCAATGATCTAGTTGGTGCTGTATTGTATGCAGATCCATGGAATAAAAAAATGTTACCCGGCACTGTCCAATGGCTACTTGACAATGCTCCATACAGTAGTTGGGGTAATTCTACGCTAGTTAAAGAATGGCTTAGTAAAGGTGTGGCTTTCCAGCAACACCAAAAGGATCGTGTAGTTGACATTTTGAGCACACCGTAGTATAATAACACATTAACCTAGAAAGGAGAGCACTATGCCTAGCGTATTTTTAGTGAGTGATACGCACTTCGGCCACGCTGGCGTGTGCCGTTTCACTCGAGACGATGGGGTTACAAAGTTAAGGCCGTGGAATGACCCTGCCGAAATGGATGAAGCAATGATCAAGGCTTGGAACGAAAGAGTCAAGCCCACTGACAAAGTTTACCATTTAGGTGACGTTGTTATTAACCGTAAGGCGATGGCAACATTAGGCCGGTTAAACGGAGATAAAGTATTAATCCGAGGAAACCACGATATTTTTCGTGACGATGAATACCGTACGTATTTCCGTGAGTTACGTGCATACCACGTTATGAACGGAATGATATTAAGTCATATTCCTGTTCACGAAGCAAGTTTAGGTCGTTTCGGTGTTAATATACACGGACACTTACACAGTAATCGTGTAAAAAAAGCTCGTGGTGTTGATGTACGTACAGGAGAAATCTTGTACAGCGACGAGATCGATGTTAGATATCATTGTGTTTGTGTAGAGCAAACACCGGACTTTGCTCCTATTTTGTTTGAAGATGTTATTAAACGCATCGAAGAAGAAGGTGGGCAAATAGGGTTTAGGAACGGCAACGGTCCTACGATGTGACATTATCTACGTACTTTTAGGGCTCTTCGGAGCCCTAATTTTTTGGCTCTAGGTTCTGAAACAGACGGCATAAATAATACAACAAGAGATAGCTCCAGGAGTCGATTACTATGCCTTTACAAATTCGCAGAGGAACAACAGCGGAAAGAACATCAATTAGGCCCATCATAGGCGAATTGATCTATGATACTACATTAAAACAGGTTTTTGTTGGTGACAGCGCAGACGGGGGAATTACCGGAACTCTTGGCGGAAATACAGTATCATCGTTCGGAATCGAGGATGCTCAAGATGCTGTAGCCAGCGTTCTTTCATCTGGTACACACACCGGTATATCATTCTTTTATGACGACGCCGCTAACAAAATTTCAGCGACCGTAGGAGGTGGAGTTGTTGTTTTAGATATTAAAGGTTCAGTATTCACTGATGATACTAGCACAATATTAGTAGATGGAATACTAGGAGCAATTAATCTAGATAATACTATTAGAAGCAATGTGATTCCTTATGTAGATTCTACCTATGATTTAGGTAGTGCTTCTAAAAGATTTAAAGATTTATATTTGAGCGGTTCCAGTCTTTATGTAGGAAACGCTGTTATCACTGCTACAGGATCTGCGATTAATTTACCAGCAGGATCTACTGTTGGGGGTGTAGCAATAGGCTCCGGTTCCGGGTTAGGAGACGGGGTAGTATCTGGCAGTAATTATAATATCAATATCGTAGCAGATGACAGTACTGTATTAGTGAATTCGAGTACAGGTTTGATTACAGCTCCTGATGGCTTTATCGGCGATGTGGTAGGAAATTTAAAAGGCGATGTTAGAGCAGCAAATAGCGCGGTGGTATTAGATTCCGGAACCAACGGCACCGATGCTGTATTCACAGGCTCAGTAACTGGCAATGTAACAGGTAATTTAACTGGCAATGTAACAGGTAATTTAACTGGTAATGTAACAGGTAGTTTAGAAGGCGATGTAGTTGGATCGATATTCAACGATAACTCTGTGCTATTATTAAGCGGAATAGATCCATTTATCAGCAACGGCATTGTTTCTATTTCTGCTAACTCGATTACTTCTAGTTCTGCAGGAAGCGAAATAGTAATATCCGGCTCATTAGCAGTAGACGATACAGGTATTAGATTAATCAGCAATTCATCAGCTCCCATTATTGAAACCTTTCTTAAAAATACAACAGGGTCAGTTCCAACTTTCCTAAGTTATGCTCACAGAGGAACTGATGCTGCGCCCACGGTATTATCAAGTGGAGATTCAATTTGGTCACAGTCTTGGTTATCCTATGACGGATCAACTTACACAGCTTCTGCTGCACTTGAAATTCAAGTAGACACAGTAGGATCCGGTGATACTCCAGCTAAAATATTTTTAGTAACGATTCCTAATAATGATGTTTCTCAGGCTAAAGGTATTCAAATTACAGAAACCGGAGTTTCTATTAATGGTGGTTTTTCAGCACCAGCAGCAACGCTAGACATTAACGGTTTTGCTAAATTAGCAGTATTAACAGCACCCCCAGCAACTCCTGCAAATGGCATGGTAGCTATTGCTGACGGTACAAGTTGGAATCCAACAACGGCGCCTGGTAAGCAACAGGCGGTAGTTTATCTAGGTGGTGGTTGGAGACAAATGGCTATTGAACCTTAATTCCATCTAGGATATTTGTTTAATTCTTTATAAAAGCAATCGGGGAATAACTGCCACACAGTTTGGTAAGTTCCCCGATAATACATTTCGCAAATCCTTTTCATTTGCCCAGTCCCCTCCATAGCAGGACCAAATATTCGATGCACTAATTTTTGTGTTCCTGCAGAGTTTTCATTGCTGGTTATGTATAATTTAGAATCTTTAGGGCACCATTCTATACATACTGGAATTAAAAACTGACTAGTAACGTGCTGATGAGTAACTATTTGATTTCTAGTACGTAGTGTAGTTGTAGGTAAATGATCAGTAAACACACAGGTTCTAGCAGCGATTCTGTATGCGTTCTCCCCCATCTCTGGAAAACTATGTGCTGCTACACTGCCTACGGCTATATCATTATAAAATAAAATCCATACCTGCCATTCTTTTTCTTTACGAAAACAATCGACTAACATCTGTTGACTAGAATTATTTTCAAAACCTTTAGCCCTTGCTGTAATATAAAATTGATCGAGATCTAAATCTTCTGACCAAGGAATTACTTTATACATTTTGCCTTCTCAATAAAATCGCTAGGATAATTTGTTCTAAAACTTTCCCAGCAGAGGTCTTGCAGGAGTGCCAAAGGTTGAGGTTCTGTCCAACTAATTCCTAGCCTATCTATATGTTTACGCATTTCTACTTGTCTATTAGAATGTATATGACTTGAATGGTCTTTGATAGAGATTGGTCCTTCATTTTTGTGATAGCAAAAGAAATAATTTATACTTTTTAATTGACCATCAACAATAAAATAACTGCTCGGGTGCATTGAATACTTGTACAATCCCAAAGATCTATGAGCAGTTAATATTCTTAACATTTGATCTTGCCAATCGGGTAATACGCTGTTATAGTTTTCTGTCAAACAGCCTGCGCGATTCCAAAAATCTAAACCATCGATAGCCAAATATATTTTTTGATTTTGATGATCTATCTCTAGTATTTTTGGGACTTTATCCTCATACTTCCAAGACATTTCTATAAGGTATTTTACTTCACGGTTCCATTTAGATTTCATTAACTCTGAATCAATTACTTCATTTTGACCTCGATGATATTCGCTGTCATTGTGAAACCACATGACAAAAGTTTTTTTATCGTCACTGATAAGACTGGTGTAAATAAGGTTGTTCCTTGTTAAACCAATGCCGGGAACATTATTATAGTAGTATTCGTACTTCATACAGTAATTATCTAGGAAAAATATGATCAGAGGAATAAACGGCCAAACCTATTTCGATATGGAAAAATTTTTGGATATGCAGACTTTTGATAAACTGCAACCAGAAATCATCCGTGGGTTCGCCGAGGCACGCCCCTATGCCAAAGAAGGTACTTGGATGGCACCGGGATTTACCTTTGAAGAAATGAGCTACACTCCCCATTGGAAACCTATCTACCAAGCACTAGAAGAATATCTATCCTTACCGGATAATGACCCTATCAAACGAGGGGGATGGGATCTTTATACAAATATCAAAGACCATCAAACTAGAAACAAATTTACTCGTTATCTAAAAATGGCTCTAGGTGCGTACGATCCCTACATTTACTATTTCTTATGGGAAGAAGGTTCTTGGGACGATCGCACGGCTCCTCGCAAACTTACAGAAGAAGCTGCGTATTTTCCCAATGTAGTCAAGTGGGTGGAATCTACCATCGATCGAGGTATATTTGAACACATCGGTCGTGTTATTTTCTTTCACTGTGATCATGATGGTATACCATTTGAACACAGGGATCTAGATGCTAAGAACGGTATGAACATTACATTTCCACATCGTAATGAATTCATACATATTAGACCCAATACTAAAAAAGCCTTTTATATTTGGGATCCGGATACAAAAAATAAAGTTTATCTAAACACTCGTGCTGCTTGGTGGAACGATCAAGACTGGCACGGCGGCGAAAAGATCATCGAACAAAGTTACAGCTTACGCATTGACGGAAAATTTACAGAAGCTTTTCGAAAAAAGTTAGGTATTGATCACTTAACCTCGTATTAAACGTTCCCATTCTTGGGAATTTAAATTGTTGAATCGATTCTTTTTTAGCCATAAATAATTATTGTTACATTTGCTGCTGGCTATCTTATGTTTATTGTATTGATATTCATAATAAAGTTTGGCAAGTTCTTGAGTTGCCGTATCAACTTTAATATTCCAGGAGCTAGTATCAACTCCCCATGCCTGTGCTAAGTGTGCCCACATGTAGTCAGGAAATAATGTAGTTCCATCGATGCAACTAGACATCGAATGCATTGGATTAGTATACTTACTGTATAGCAGATCGATATGACCATTATTAACATTACGACTTCTCATGTCACTCCAAAAGTTAGTATCGGTGCGCTGACTTAGGCTGTAATGTAACATTGCAAAGTCAGCAATGTCATCCATACTATAACACACATTTTTGTTTAATAACTCAAAGTCTAAATTATTATCTATAGCCTCGCTCAACTTACCAATAGTAGTAATAATAGTGTAGAGTGCATTAGCCTCCATAGGTTCAACAAACCCAAAACTTAACCCCACTGCTACTGTATTTCCATTAGCGGCATGCTCTAATCTACTAGGATTCCATTTTATTAATTTAGGATCAAATCTACGATCCATATCACCTATTTGATTAAGAAAATATTCTCTAGCTTTTTCTTCGGTAGTATGATTAGAGCTAAAGATGTATCCGGTCCCCATTCGATGATATAGACTAATCCTGAACATCCAACCGTGCGGGTGTGCAATAGTCTGACTATAATTGACCATTTCTTTCTCACGATTAGTATAATCAATTTGACAAACCCATGCACGGTCAACTGCGGCATCAGAATATTCTTTAACTTTCCATCCTAACTTATTTGTTAGTAATCGTCTAAATCCTGTACAGTCCACAAAGACATCGCCGGTAATCACTTCGCCATTTTCTAGAATAACTGAAGTGATATTTTCGCCCTGCATACTAGCATCTACTACCTTGGCTTGTATATGAACAACCCCTGCTGGAATAGCAATGTGATCTCGTATGTATTCAGCAGTTAGTTCAGCATTGATATGATGACTCCAACTAAACAACGGATTAAGCAAATATTCGTTATCAATAAACGGTGCTCGATTTTGTTCCATGTAATGATGCTGAGTATGAAAATAACTACCAAATTTATCGATTTTACCTTGATTACATAAATCTAATAATATATCTGATGATCGTAGATTTTTAATTTGCCAGTCGTCCTTCGACAACGGCACACTATTTTCTTTATAGAATAATCGGGAGTCCCCTGTGTAATTAAAACTAAAATATTCAGCTTCGCCTGTATTTGTTTTCCAATTAACAAATTTATTAGCCAATTTATAGATTGCTCCAGTATGATACATCCAGTGTTCTTCGGGAACTCCTAATTCTATAAAGAAATTAGCTACGTGTGGTGTTACACTTTCACCTACTCCGATTTTTGGAATGTCAGGGCTTTCAATTACTGTTATTGACACATTCTTATTCTTTTTAACTAGCCATCCGGCGGTCATCCATCCGGCTGTTCCGCCTCCTACAATTATTACGTTCATTTATAACCCCAATAATTAAACATAAACTTATCCTCTAATCCTCCATTCATACCGCAATGCCAAGCATCATGACTAGGCCACTGGTATATGCTTCCCTTATCCGGCATATAGACTGAACTGTTTTCTACAATGCTAACGTGTCCTGGTTGCGGTGATTGAATATAACAAGTAAATCTAACCGGCGTTCCTAATTTGTCTAAATCTTTAATTTTGCTGTGTGCATCAAAATGCCAAGGAGCCATTTTTCCTGGGCGTATTCTACTAATCCAAACCATCCAAGGTTCTGCTCTAACTATATTGCGAAATTGATCAACAACTGTTTTATCAAAATCATCTCCTGGAAAGTAGTTAGTCCACTCAACTACTTCAGAGTTTCTTAGATATCCTGCCTTTGTCCAAATTTTATCTAACCGATCAAAGTCGTCAGTTTTTGGAAAACAACTATCATTATACTTTAGTGTGTTTCCAGATCGATCTTTAATTGTGTTAATAACAGTATCCCAATCTATGAGATGTAGAGTATTCCCAATAAGTTTCATCGAGTATTTATAGATGCGTAAATACTAGAGAAAAAATGTTCAAATTATATAATTCAAATCGTGGAATCTATAGAAGCCTAATCACCAACGACGGTAGACTTTTCTGCATGGACTTTAACCCCGAAGGTAACTGGTATCCCGAAGACTTAATTAACAGCAGTTTTTCTCGAGAAGTGAGATACTTGGAACGATTACAGAAGTATAGCTGGTCTCCCGAAATTGTTACTATGGATAAAATTACTAGGCGCATTGTTTTTCGTTGGTACGGAAATACCTGCGAAGATATTATTCCCGACGATTATGTTAGTCAATTAGAATCTATTGTTATTGATCTTGATCGAGAAGGAATTTACAAGCCTAGTTTCTATCCGAAATATTTTTATGTAGACTCGAGAAATAAAATTCACGCATTTAACTTTTATTCTGCCAGTGATTATTCTGAGCAACCTATAAGTATAGATTTTTACAAACCCATCTTAAATAGCGATCGATTAGATCTTATTGAAAAGATCAGTACAGACGGAAAATTAGACATGAGAATTCTAATGAAGTATGCGTTCAATGATTATATAAAATGGCCTGGAAACATTTTGCCTAAAATCTACGAGAAAGTTTATGGATTATAAGAATCATCCTACATTTTGTCTTTTGCCGTTTACGCACATAAGCTCTACTAATGACGGCAATTATCGAGCTTGTTGTTGCAGCGAAGAAATAGTTGTGGCCAAACCCGACGGTACTCCTTATAATATGAGAAAGGATAATGTAATAGAGGTATGGAACAGCGATCAGTATAAAAAGCTTAGATTAGATCTATTAAATGGAATTAAAAATCCCACCTGCGAATACTGCTGGAATTATGAAGCAGGGGGTGCATATAGTAAGCGTCAAAAGACCAATGACGAGAAACACTTTATGTATCCAGATTATGATAAATTTGTTAACGATGCTCTGGCCAATGGAGGTGCATTATCAACACCGCCAACTGACCTTGATGTGAAAGTAGGAACACAGTGCAACTTAAAGTGTATTATGTGCTATCCGGGCAGTAGTAGTCTACATCAAGACGAACAAGAAGAAATGACATCTAAAGGTATAGAGCTTCCTGGCCTTCTAAAGATGTTCGACAATAGAGTAAAAGAATTTAATTTTAAGGTTGAAGATTTTAATCCTAGAGATTTAGATATCGAACCAATAGTAGAAAATTTAGACCCTAGTTTGCAACAGGCCATACACATGAGTCTAGTAGGCGGGGAGCCGTTGGTCAACAAAACCACACAAAGATTATTAGAGCAATGTGTGGAAAAAGGTTATGCAAAAAATATGATGTTACAGATCATCACAAACCTATCTGTGATCAATCCTAAAACCATAGGATTGCTAAATCAATTCAAATATCCGATGCTATGTATTAGCTACGACCATATTGATCCTGCAAAATTTAATTTTATAAGATATCCCGCAGACTATTCGGTGTTTAAAAGAAATTTTGAAAAACTTTGGGAATATGAACATATAGAGAAAAAACTTAGTACTACCTGGGGTATTTTTAATATCTTCGATTTCGAAGATATCTTTACCGAATGGGAAACTATTGCACATAGAACTACTAATCGTTTTGTTATAAACTTTGGATTAATTTATTATCCAAATTATTTTAGTCTACGCTACCTAGAATTAGATCAAAAACAAGAAATAACTGACCGAATCAACAACTTTATGACACGCAATTATGATTATAAAATATTCCGTGATAATCCAGAATTTGTAGAAAGTGTGATTAGCGTGCCGGGTTATATGGGAGATGAAAATCTTGACCACACTGATGTGTGCAGAGAAAGAACTCGAGTTTTGAGAATTTACGATCAAATTCGAAATACAGATTACAGAACAATGTTTCCTTACTTAAAAGATTATGAATAAAGAAACATTTTGTATTATGCCTTTTATTAATGTCTATTTAGAGCGTAACGGAGATTATGTAGCCTGCGGTCACAGTCAGACCGGCGATACAAAAAATAGTAACATTAATACTCACACTATAGAACAAGCGTGGAACGATGATTATTTTGTTAACTTAAGACAAGATTTACTCAATGGTGTTAGAAACAAAAATTGTCAAGTATGTTGGAATAGAGAGCTTCGAGGAACAACCAGTCAACGTCAAGAGTTCAATAAAGTGTTTAAGAATCTAAACACAGACATTAACATAAAAACAAAGTCTTTACCTTCGATGTTAGGATTAAAATCAGATAATACTTGTAATTTAAAATGTATTACTTGTAATCATTATCAGAGTTCTCAGCATGAGAAAGAAGTAAAATTGTTTAGAACTGAAAATATAAAAATGCCTAAATGGCTCGAAGTCATTGAAGAAATTAATCAAGGTAATTTCTATGCAGGCGATTATATCTTAGAAAATATCGAAAGTTTATTAAAGAATAAGATTAAACTAGAACTACAGGGTGGTGAACCATTAATTAGTCCCGTAACACACAATCTCTTGGATTATTGTATTAGACACAAATATACAGATATACACTTATCAACTACAGTAAATCTCACTAGTTTAACTGACGATATGTTATCTAAGCTAACTCAATTTCCAAAAAAAGAACTATGGATTAGTTGGGATCATATAGAGGATGAAAAATTTAGGCTCATAAGATATCCTGCTACTTATTCCAATTTCTTAAAAAATTTAGACAAACTAATTTCAGCAGGCAATCGAAATCTTGGAATATCTTTTACCATAAGTATATTCAATATATTTGATATAGAAGAAATTCTAGACACTTTCGAAAAGACAGCAGAAAAATATAATATAGAATGGTTAGATGTTGTACTTAGAATCGTATTTCAACCAGACTATTTTTCTTTTGAATATCTAGAACCCGAACAAAAAGAAAAAGCTATATGTCTTCTCAAAAAATGTTCAAATAAAGATTTAAAAATATTAAGTGATAGCAAAGGATTTAAGAAAGGTATCCTAGATTCTATCGAAATTTTACAAAGTCAAATAAATGATTTTAACGAAGTAGTGACAGAAAGAACCAGAGTTCTGGATCTATACGATATCACTAGAAAAACTAACTACCAAAAACTATATCCTTTTATTAAGAGGTACGAATGAAACAATTATTTCCATTTAGCATAAACGATCCGTTGCCGACTGTTAAAAAATCAACAGAAATAACCAAATACGGTTTTAAAGACGACGAGAGAGATATTTTAGATCTTGGATTAGGTAGTAGTGGTTGTTTCTTACTCGGATTTAAAAGAACAGACTTAATTGACTCGGTTACAGACGAATTAAAGAAATACCCTTTCTGTCAAGGAGACTTCGTTACAGCTAATTATTTGACTACTTTGCTTTCTCAAAAACTTTATAATTTATCTAACGGTTATTATCCAATGTATTCTTTATCAGGCAGTGATGCTATAGAGGGTGCAATTAAACTAGTTCATATGTTTCATCAAGGAAAAAAGAAAAAAATTATAGGTTTTCAACACTCTTATCACGGTTCGACATATATGAGTTCTAGTGTGAGCGGAAGTGAATATATTACAAATATTTTTGGGCGTCATAATGATTGTCAAATTATTTCATATGATCAACTAGATCAAATCGATTCCGATACCGCAGCAGTAATAATAGAAACTTGTTCCTGGCAAGGCGGCCTAATTGATTTAGGTCAAGAATATTTTCAAAATCTGAGAGATATTTGCAATAAAAATAACGTATTATTAGTCATCGATGACATAGCATTTTGCGGAGGAAAAACAGGGACCTTATTCGGGTTCGAAATGTACGGTGTTCAACCGGATATATTTTGTATAGGAAAAGGAATAACAGGAGGTTATTTTCCCTTAAGTGCAACTCTTTGTAACCAGCGTGTTGCAGATGTCGTTAAACCACAAATGTTGATGCACGGATTCAGTTATAGTTTTCCTATGGCCGGGATCATTAGTGTTTTAAAATATCTAGACATAATCGAAAAAGAAAATATTTTATCGATGCACGATACAATTATTTCAACTGCAAGATCATTATTTGATGATTTAAAAAATCAAAAATTAATCAAAGACTATAGAAACTTCGGAGTATGTTTTAATCTAATCTTAAAAACAGAAATATCAAACTATTTAGAAAAAGAATCTATTTTTTACAAACATGGAATGCATATGGGGATTTGGAATAGCAGTCGAGATGGAGTTTTAGTGATGATTCCTATCACCGCCGAATTTGACTATTTTGATTCTTTAAAAAATAAACTCGTTTCAGTACTAAGCGAAACTAACAGTGATTGCTAATCTTCTAGATTTAATATTTTCTACATTATGAATTTTAGTAACATCTAGTTGGTGCCATCTATTTGTTTCTATTTTAATTTTTTTAATTTCTCGTATTCTATTATGAGGTATATATGTACTAGGTTGCGGAACTAAATTTTTAAACTCTTCGAGAGGTTCGAAAAATATTGTATCAGCATCGCCGCTTTCAATAAGATAATTTAAAGCTTTTGTTCTAATTAGATCTACGTGAGGAAAGAATAAACTCCCCCGATCGAAGTTTTGAATGTGTACAGCCATAAAAGAATCATTGATATTATTTCTAACCCAATCTGTAACTTTATCTGATTGAAACATAGTCATTGTACACATACCGGAAACTTTCTCAGCTTCTTTAGGAGATATACCTAATCCTAATTTTACAGTAGGATAACTTTCGTCTATGGCTTCTTCTATTCTATTATCGATATAAAATTTTTCAAACCTCTCCGCCTGATAAGAAGAATTTTTAAATGCTAAATCTAAAATATGATCTCTTAAATCGATCGGGATTTGTACATAATTTAAATATTCAAACATTCCAGTACGACTCCTCTATATCCATATTCAATGTGTACCTCCATTGAGAAGTATAATTCCAAGAACCGTGAGGAAATTTTCCATCAAATGCAATAATATCACCGGTCTTAAGATAAATTTTATTACCGTTGAGTTCAAAGCCACATTCGTCTAGAGACCCGGCAGGTATATCAACCGCAACAATTATCGCAAAGGCTTTTTTAATGTTTGATAAATCTTCTCTCATGTCATAAGTATAATCAGAATGTACTGGAATCATACCCCCCGGAGATATACAGTTTAAACTAAAATTAACTATCCCTGGTAAATCGTAAGCTGCCTTAGACATATTGGGCATCAATAAAGACCATTCAGTATAATTACCTGCTCTTATACTAGGAACAGTCCACCATAACTTTAATATATCTCTCATAGGTAACTGATGTCCATATTGATTTTCGAACCAATCAAGAGAAGCCATATCACTTTGTTTTTTATATTTTAAATATTCTTTTAATTCTTCTTGAACTACTAACAGAATATTATCTATCAAATTATAGTGACGATACTGTTTATAATTTAACAACATCAATAAAGTACCTTAGGATTAAAATTATTTGTTTCTAACCATAAATTCAAATGTTCTATACTATAATCTTTATGTATTTGCCAACATAATACTATTCGTATCTTACCATCAAAATTTTCAATACTATGTAATTGTTGATGATTAAACAATGTTGGTTTTGTTACAGTGTGCGAAAATACTCTTTGAATTTTTTGATCGCCTTCAACATACTCGTCACCCCATCCGTATATTGTACCCTGATCGTGTATGTTCCAACCTCCCGGAACATCATAATAATATGTTTTATGATTTCCGTTATTGTCTTCAATTAATACATTGAGTGCGTTGAAATAAGATACATTGTCATGATCGTCAACGTGAATAGGACAATGAGAATTTGGTTGTAAAAAAAATGCTGCAACATTTCCTGATAACCAAGGAAAAAAATTCTTAGCTTGATTTATCAAATCAGGCCTAACAGAGGCCATATTCCAAACCGCAGTTCCTTTATAGTAATCAATAGGAAAATCTAGAGTTTTAAAAACATCTTTAGAAAATTTTACAAAATCGTCGTGATCAAATTCTATCATTCTCATAAATTTTTAAACTCCAAAGATTCTACGTTAAATCTATTTTCCATAAGATATCTAGCAGGAGGTCTATCCGGCAATCGAATTCCTTGATTTTTTTCTATGTCTCTGCGGATTATTTGATGCAAGAAATTAGTCACACCGTCTGAAACAAAGTCGCAATAAGGTCCAGTTAACAATTCTTCCATATGAATATCTGTTTCATCGCACCATTGTATTACTCGGACTGACTTTCCATTAACATTGACCATCGTATGATATAGATTATTATCCCCGGGTATATCTTCGAACGGTACACCATTTTTTTCGCACCAAATTTTAATAGCTTTATATGTGTCACTTACGTACATTCTTTCTTGATTAGGATAACGACCTATGTCGCTTCCGTATCGTATTCTAAAATGTACTGGTGTCCAAGGATTGCTACAAATTTCATCTAATATAAAATGTAACTCTTCTAGACTTGCCATAGTATAACCAATCGAATATGTCATCATTCCTAACTCATAACAGTTATCAATCGCTTGTAATTGTTTCTTTCTTAGTGTTTCATTATTAAGATAGCTAGGATGATTCAATCCTATAGTTAAAGCAGTAATTCCTGCTTCCTTAATTTCCAATAACCAATCCTTGTCTGCTAGTCTAATACCGTTAGTTAATGCTCCAAGAGCATTATTAGGCCATCTTTCTTTTACACGCCTAACCAATTCAGGAAAATCTTTTCTTATTGTTGGTTCTGCTCCTGCAAAGTTAATATCAACATCTCCCTGATTCCATTTTTCGATTCTAGATATTATTTCATCTATCGAAATATCTAATGTTTTATTATCAGGAATATGATAGCAATGAGGGCAATCAGCATTGCATCTATCCGTTACTTCTGTTAAGATGCTTTTTTTAGTAAATGTAAAAGAAGCATCGGTGTAAATTAAATTTTTATAAAAAGTGTAATCACGTTCGAGCATATGTGTTGTGATACCGTGAATTTTACATTTTTTAATCATCCATAATTGGTCGTTAACATAGTAGGTATATCCCGGTATATGATAATGGCACTGATGGCACAGACTAACTGTTGGCTCTAAAAGATGGCCGCCTAGAGATTCTACGTGTTTAAATACCGAGTCGAAGTCCAGTTGATTAAATTGGTTAATTTGAAAAAAAATTTCTGACATTTTATTGTATATTAAATATAACACTATTTATTTGGTAATAAATTGCTAAAACTGTATAATGAAAAATTGGTAGGATACTGCGAATCCGGAGTATCAGAATTTGGCCTTTACGGTCAGGACACCGAACAGGTATTTGTTGGTAATTTGAAATCTCAATCTCAAGATTGGATCTATAGAACAAAACGAGTTTTATATGATAGAAATTCTTACGGTCATAGATCTAAAGAAATAGAAAATCTAGACAAAGATTTTATTTTATTTTTAGGCTGTAGTATCACAGTAGGTTCTGCTGTTTCATTAAAAGAAACTTTTCCTTATTTGGTTTCACAGCAACTAGGAATTGATTATTACAATCTTGCTGTAGAAGGAGCGGGTTATGACCTCGTGTCATTCAATCTAAGTTCCTGGTTTAAACACATAAAACTTAAACCACAGGCAGTGATCATAAAATGGCCACAGATAGTCAGAACCTTTAGAGCATATCAAGATAAAATTGTTCCTATAGGTCCCTGGTCTTGTAAATCCGATATCGGTGATAGAATATCTGAGCAGGATTGGAGAAATTTTAATTCAGTTATCGACACTGATTACTTTGATCATTATAGTAAAATTATCAGAGACACTATAGTTTCGATGTTAGAATATCAAAACATCAGAGTCATTGAAGTTGACAACACTAATCAAATTGATTACGGCAGAGATTTAAAGCATCCAGGTACGAAAACTCACGAATTGTTTTTCCGTAACATACTTAAAAGTTTCGGCCAATAGTAAAAATTTACGTATTTCCAATAATATTCTGTAGGATTAAATCCTCTAAAAATATCATTCCATTCATCTCTAGTCGTATGTAAAAGATACTCGTAATCTAATCTAGGATCTATTGTTGTAAGAGCATTAGAAAACCACATTTGTTTTCTAGGAGCTTGGTAGGGACCTATTTCTTTCATCCAAAAGTCCATTAACTGATCAGCCTGACTTTTACTGCAGATATCGCCATCGTCGTGTCTGTTCCATTCTATAGGATTATTTTCTACGTCCGGGAATGTGTATCCGTACTTGTCTAAATTTTTTTCTATGTCTGAAAAGAATTTATATTTTAAATTATCGGTAGGGGGATACACTGTTAATGATGATACGTTAAACCAATCGATATATTTGTGTCCTTCAGCTTTAAACCACTCACAGGCCTGTTGTACACTATCGACTGTGTCGTGAGGTAATCCCATAACTAAGCCTACTGTAACGTATACGTCAGATCCCCAGATTTCCCTAGCCTTTTTCATAGCAGAAATTTTGTTTTCTATTTTACCACCTTTGTTAATTACTTTAGCAGTCTTGTCGTGCCAGGTTTCTAAACCGTAATAGATTTCAGTAACACCAATATCTTTCATCAGCTGTATCTGTTCTGGAAATTTATGAAATAAATCCATTCGACAATACGCCCAAAACTTAGGTTTAAAAGGCAAAGTTTCGATTACTTCTTTAATGTGTATTAATTTTTCTGTGGCATCGTTGAATGTATCGTCGGTGATCATGTATCTAGTACATCCCCACTTCTCCCAATTTTCCATTAACTCTGCTCGAATATTTTCTTTATATTTGATATAATCTCTGGTCTGTTGATTTCGATGAGGATAAGAACAAAAATTACAATTGAAGATACAACCTCTAGCAAATTCTAATGTTAATAATTCTCCTTGGACTAGACAATCTGTATCGACATATCTTGTAAAAGAACTTTTAAAATCAAATCGTGGATCCGATGCCTTGGGATCATAATTAACTATTTTATTAAAAATTCTTTTTGGTCCTTGGCCGCTGAGACTTTTAACATAATCTAGAATCATATTCTCGCTGAATCCAATGAATATATTATCTACATTAGGTTCAAAAACATATTCGTTAGATTTAGCACCACCTACTATACATTTAATTTTAGGATTTTTTTGTTTAACATAATCAACCCATTTGTCCGGATCCTCTTGACTAAAACAATGACTAAGGCTTTCATAATACCAAGAATGTTTGTCGTGTTTAAAATCTGTATGTTCCTTGTTGCTTTTGAAACCTACAGAATATCTAGGATTAATCTTATTAAGATTCCTGTAAGGGAACCAGGTTGTGGAATAACCAACAACTAAGGTGTCATCCCCAACTGCCTGATCAATTACTTCCTTATATCGATCCCACGTAAGGCTAGATCCGTATTCAACTGTAAGTACAGTAAATCCTGCTTCTCTGATCTCTGTGGCTAAACGATAACAACCGTAACCTCTGCTTAACCAATCTGTGCCAGGGGTGTCTGTAAAAAGAATAACATTATACATCTGTAATATCGTAATTTACGCACGAGTCAAAAATTCTTGCTGCGGACTTACTACAGAATAATCCACAAGCAGCCAAGCGTCCATTACTGTAGCCGCAACTCCAACCTTTCTGTATATTGTTAAAAAAATCGCCGTTAAGAATATCGTGCCACTCATTTTTCATTAGGTTAATTTTATCACTACCGTGTTCTGACCATAGTTGACCCCAACTGTCATTTAGGTCTTTGCTTTTTGATAAATGTACACAAGTTCCGGTATAAACACAGGGAAATAAAAATCCTTCTGCAGAAATATACATAGCCTTGCGACCTTGTACTTCACAAGTAATAGGACTGTTATTAGAAAGTTCTAATGCTTCTTTGAGTTTAAAAGGTTTAGATTTTTCTAATATCAACGGATGCACATACTTGTCCTGTGTAGGCTTTTCTATTTTAATGCCCCCCGTACCTGCGAGTTGCATTTCAAAAAGTGCGTCTAATAAGAACTTATGACTCTTACGAACAATGAATCTATCGAAACCTATAGATAAAGCAAAGTCTCTAGCCTGTTCAATTTGATGTTCGTTGTGCTTAAATGCGATAAATTGCCATTCGGTCTCGCCGCCGGCATCGATAAATGATCGAGCATTTTCAATAGTCTTATCCCATCGAACATTAACTCTATAGATATGATTGGTATCTTCTAAACCATCTATAGCAAATCGGACCCAGGATCCTTTATCTAAGATCTTTGCCAATTCGGCCCACCATTCCGGATTACGCATTCCTCCATTAGTACTAACTTTGATATTAATATGAGGTGCTCTCTGTTTGATAATTCTACAGACTTCTAAAAAATTTGGAGCAGCACAAGGATCACCAACCATGCCGCTAAAGAAAATACTTTCTAAGTTATCAAAGATTTCTTGTGGAATACGTTCTCTGTAAAACTCTTCGGGTAACCAAGTTTGTTTAAACCAGCTATAATCTCCCGGACGTAGTTCTCTAGTGCAACTAGGACAAGCAGCATTGCAGACCGAGCTGTGTTCAATATCTAATTCTTTTATAGTGTCATAAAACATCATATATTTACTGTTAGTTTTTTTGGGCAATAAATATGTGACTATGAAACGAATTTATAAATTAGACGTCACTGTGAATATCGAAGAGCTTAGAGATTATTACAAGGCTATCGTTGAAAATTTTCAGCATAAAAAGTTTGTACACAGCGAACAGAAAAATTATATCAAGAAAGAAGCGTATACCACAGATCAGATTAACGAATTTGGCGACAATGTAGAACACGATTTAAATAGAATGCCCCACGGATGGAGCATACAATCTTATTTAGAAGATCAGTCGAGAATCTGCGCACCTTGGAATGTACTTGTTAAAGTACCTTCTCCGGAATGGAATACTGAATTATATTTTGGTATAGCGGAAAGAATCGCTAATAAATTTCCCATGGGTTATAGAATGGGAGTTAGCCTTTCTTATCCCGGATCGTATATTCCTACACACGTAGATGAATCGTGGCACGTACATATTCCTATCTATAGTCCAAAAAAGGCATATTTTGATTTTGACGACGCAGGAGAAAGATACAATCTAGAGGCCGGATCAATATATCTAGTAGATACTACCCAGATGCACAGCGTACATAATGAAGACACTGAGGATCGACCTCACATTATATTTTCAGTCGATGCTGAAGATGTCAATTCATTATTAGAGATCACTGGAGCAATTTAACAATAAGTACAAGATGAAATGTACTATCACCGGTCATACTTTTGGAATAGGTAAAATTCTTTATGATCATTTCACAGCCAAAGGTTGGGAAGTGCAGGGATTCTCTAGATCTAATGGATTCGACATCAACGATAAATTAGAAGAAATTGTTGAACTATCAAAAGATTGCGATCTGTTTATTAACAACTCATTTGTTAAAACTCATCAAATTGATCTGCTAAACAGACTAGAAGGCACAGTGCCTAAGATAATCGTTATGGGATCTATCGCTGGAGATTACTATGAACAGATGTATCCTAATTGTAGACCCTACGGCGAAATCAAACATCAACTAGAACAGAGATGTAAGAAATTAAGTTCAAAGTCTACATCTAACATCTTGTATATGAAAATATCTATGTTAGAAAATGCTGTCAGTTGCGACCATCCTATACTTTATAGTGATATTGTTTCCGCAGTCGATTGGTGGATCGAAAATCCTAGAATTAATCAAATGGACTTTGAACTTAAACTAACTGATTATACTAGGTCAAAGATCAAAGAGAATCTAGGTATAGATCTAAATGAGTAATCATGCTCTACTATTCCATGTAAATTCTGTTTTAATTAGAAGAGGAGTAGGAGTATATAGAATAGCAACTTGGCTAAGGCAACACGAATGGGACGTAGAAGTTATTGACTTCGGTATGTCCTGGACTTTAGACGAGTTAAAAGAATTAAGTAAATCTAGAATTACATCAAAAACTGTATTTGTAGGGTTTAGTAGTTTTTTTAATGCTTGGTCAGATACTCTTGAACAATATGCCTCTTGGTTAAAAACAGAGTGGCCTCACCTAAAGACAGTCATAGGCGGTCAGGACCTAATGACTACTCCAGCTAAGAATATTGATTACTGGGTAGATGGGTTTGGCGAGAACGCTATGTTAGAGTTAACCAAGTATCTAACCGGCAACAGCAATAAAATATCCTTTGATGCAAAGTATTTAGGCAATAAAAAGGTTATCAAAGCCAATCAATTTTATCCATCATTTCCTATGAGATCTCTATTAATAGAATACGAGGACAGAGACTTTCTTTTATCTAACGAATGGTTAGGAATAGAGCTAGGACGAGGTTGTAAATTTAAATGCGACTTCTGTAATTTTCCTGTTCTAGGTGTTAAAGGAGACTACAGTCGAGATGCTGAAGATTTTGAACGAGAATTACGAACTACCTACGAACGCTACGGTATAAAAAACTATTATGTAGCAGACGAAACTATCAATGATCGCACAGAAAAATTAATCAAGTTTGCTGATGTTGTTGATAGACTAAACTTTCAACCTTTTTTCAGCGGATTTCTTAGAGCCGATCTAATGGTATCGCGCCCGCAAGACTTAGAACATATTGCTAGAATGAGATTGTTTGGGCAGTTCTACGGTATAGAAAGTACGAATTATGAAAGTGCTAAAAGCATCGGCAAAGGAATGCATCCAGATAGATTGTTACCTGGGCTAGTAGAAATAAGAAAGTATTTTAAACAACAAGGTCCTTACAGAGGAGAGGTAAGTCTTATAGTTGGTTTACCTCACGAAACTAAAGAAAGTACTCATCGTGGTTTCCAATGGTTGATTGATAATTGGCAGGGCGAGGCTATGGCTGTTAATCCTTTAATTATACCTATGGATGATCACAATCCTTCGGAGTTCAGCCTCAAGTGGCGTGAAAAAGGATTTAGTATTACAGATAGAACTGTAGATTTGTTTCCAGAAAGTATCAGACAGATGTTTTTTAAATGGGGATTAGACAAACAGTTGCTATGGAGCACAGAACATTTGGATATATTCGATGCTGTAGAACTATGTAATCACTGGTGGACTAATTCAAATAAGTACGATTTCAAACAGGGTATTTGGAACATTGGTAACGAAATGTTGTTGAATGGTGTAGATTTTGATACGGCATTTAATATTGGTTTTCATCAAGACAATCAAGAAATTAAATGCTATAATAGAGATAAGCATATTAATGAATATAAAGAAAAAAAGTTTAACTGTAAATGAATAACGATAAAAAAAAGTTTTACCAACTTCTCGAACAAAAAACAGGCAGTCGCACCTTTTGTATATTGCCTTGGATTCATTTTGCCACAAGGCCTAATGGTGATATGCGGCTTTGTTGTTCAGCCAATGCCAGCGGTGCCGGCACAGATCATGGTGTAGGTTTAGTAAAGAATGAAAAGGGCGTACCTGCAAATTTTGGTATTAGTAAACCTTTAGAGGCGTGGAATAATCAATACATGAGAGATGTACGTCTAACTATGTTGGAAGGTAAAATACCTGCCAGTTGTGGTAAATGTATAAGTGAAGAAGATCAAGGTGTAATTAGTAAAAGGCTCTGGGAAACTTATACGTGGATGAATGACGGTATCGATTTAGAAGAGCTAGTTCGTCAAACTAAAAAAGACGGAACGATACCGGATAAACTCACTTATCTAGATTTAAGATTAGGACACACCTGTAATCTAAAATGTGTAATGTGTTCGCCTCACGACAGCAGTCGTTGGGTACAAGATTACGAAAAATTAATGAAAAAAACTACCATACCTATTGTTGCTGAACAGATGGAATGGAACAGTGATAAATTTAACAACACTTGGTATGAGAATCCGGACTTCTGGAAAGAGATGTATGCTCAGATACCTAATCTAAAACAGGTGTATTTCGCAGGTGGTGAACCCTTAATGATCAAGGAGCATAAACTTTTCTTGGAAGAAATCATTAGACAGGGTTATGCTGATCAAATTTTAATTCGTTATAATAGTAATGCACTCTTATTAGATGATGAAATTCTAGAACTATGGAAGCCTTTTAATAGAGTTAAATTTGCTGTTAGTTTAGATGCTACAGATCAACGCAATTGGTATATTAGATATCCTAGTGAGTGGGCAACTATTGTAGAAAATCTACACAAGTTAGATCGAACACCAGACAACGTACAAGTTAGTATAGCCACTGCTATACAGATATTGAATATCAAACACTTGCCAGACTTTGCTCGTTGGAAAGTACAACAAAATTTTAAGAAAATTAATCTGGGCCTAGTACCGGGCAATGTACAGATGGGTGGTGGGATCTTCAATATGCACCTATTGTACATACCAACATTTTTAAGCATACATTGTCTACCCTCCGAAGACAAAGTCGAAGTTCGCAGAAAATTCGCAGAGCTATCTAACTGGTTACACGAAAATTACCGGCAAGACGAAGACTATTGGAAGGACAATCCCTACGGTTGGCGTCGTTGGCAAGCTGTATTAGATTTTATGGATGCAGAAGATCACACAGATCAATTACCTGCATTTAAAGAATATATCAATAATCTAGATGAGATTAGAGGCACAAGCTTTCAATCAATATTTCCAGAGCTGTCACATCTAGTATGAAAATTGTAGAAGTTAAACACCGTTGGCCTGAAAATAAATTACGGATTGAAATCATGCTAGGCAATACCTGTAATTACAAATGTTGGTATTGTTTTCCAGGTAGCAATGAAGGCACACATCGGTGGCCCGAATATGATTTGTTTGTTAAAAATTTAGAACACTTATTAAATTACTACATTAAAAATCTAGATAAAAAAACTTTTGAATTACACATCATAGGCGGCGAACCCACTATGTGGCCAGAGTTCGGACGCTTCATACAACATTTTAAAGATAACTTTGATTGTATATTCAGTATGAGTTCTAACGGATCTAGAACACTACGCTGGTGGGAACAATATGGCAAGTATATGGATAAGGTTATACTTAGTTGTCATCATGAGAGTGTGGATGTAGATCACTTTATCAAAGTTGCCGATTGTCTATATGACCAACGGGTAATTATCACAGGTCTGGTATTAATGGATCCTAATCATTGGGACAAATGCATGGATTTAGTAAAACGCCTTAAGAAAAGCCAACGTAGATGGGGTATAGATATACAAGAGATCTATCATAGTACTATAAATTACAACGAAGAACAAAAAGAAATACTAAAGAAACATAGACTGCGTCAGGCTAATCCTTTTTGGTTCCTAATCAATAACAAACATACTTTGTTAAAAACTAGTGTAGTTACCGAAGACGGCAGTAAGATTAATGTTAAAAACAACGAAATCATACTGAAGAAGATCAATAATTTCTATGGTTGGGACTGTAACCTAGGCATTGATAGTCTGTTCATAGACAAAAATGGAAATTTAACAGGCGCTTGCGGAAACAATCTTTATAATTTAGATTTTCAATATAATATTAGAGATAAAGATTTTATAGAAAATTTCAAACCAGCTCTTAGGTCAACTACTTGCTCTAAATTAAGTTGTTGGTGTCAACCAGAAAGTAATCTCACTAAGAAAATTATTCAATCGTCTTCACCTTCGTCAGAGGTATATCTGCTGCACAGGTACACCAATCTCTAGTACACTCGATGGGCTGTTGCGGGACTGCAAAAGTACCTTGGTAGATGTTGCCCAAACTTCCGCCAACTCGACAGGTTGCACGATGTACATCACCGTCCCAATTAATCATTAGGCTTTCAAGTCCAGCATTGCACCGCCACCCTTTAAATTGATTTAAATGTTGTTTGATTACATCGTTAGAATGAATGATTTTTTCATCGTCTATACGGCAATTAGGTTTAGCTGTAGCGTCTTTATTCAATATCCACTGTAGGTCTTGTCCGTCGTATTTAAGATCATCGAATACATTATGATCGCCTTCGGTCCATCGTATTCTACGAACGGCATATTTAATTCCTAATTCGTCAAACTTCTTGACTACAGTCTTGACATTATGCATATACTTGTGATGTGCCATTACATTCACAAAAAAATCTCTCTCGGTAGTATCATAATATTTTAATATTGTATCAAAAATTCTATGCCAGTCTTGTTCAAAATGCAGACTGAATACTATGTGATTGTAAAACATTTCATGATCTAAATACCAACGATAACCCCTAGTTCCATTAGTAGTTAAGTTGACCCAAAATATGTCTTTTCTCTTAAAATAATCTAAAAGATCTTCTATGTCGGGGTGAACGCAAGGTTCGCCACCCGTTAAACTGATGCGTAAAGGCTTGCCTATTTCGCAGAGTCTATCCACTGCTCTCTCTAAAAGATTGATATCTGTATGGGGACTAACATTATCGTGTATCTCAGAAGGACAATAACTGCAATCGTAGTTACAGCGTTTACCTAGATTCCATTCTACTTTAAGCTGATCTTGGTGAGGCCAAGCTGAAGTAACCTTATACATATGCAGTAAACTCCGGTACAGCCTCTAATAAATTTTGATTTCTTGTAGTATCTAATTTACGATTAAATTCTAAAAAATCTTGCCATAAATGACTTTGATCCCTGGCTCGCAGATAGTTGATATTATCTTTAATTTGTTGTTGGGTAATTTTTTCTAGAATAGGATATTTTTCTATGTTAGGGAATGTACAAATTCTGTTAGATACTGTCTGCAATCTGCTGATGGCTAAGTCTTTTAATTCCTGCGGTAGTACTTGGGCCGATAGTACATTAGGATAACTTACACGATGGCTGTAGAATACTATGTTCATTTCATTGATAAAATAATCGATACACTCTGCTGCCTGTAAAATATTTCCAGCCTGTGCAGTAAATGCCCCTACTACTCTACTGACATTTGGTATTGTCTGTATTTCTTTGATGTTCTTTTCGACTTCTGCAAAGTTGCTATTGGTACGAATATAATCATATACACTATGTATACCATCAAGACTAACATTCACTGCTACAGATTTAAAATATGGCCAGTAGTCGTGAATAGTTCTATCTCGACTTATACCTAACGTAGTGCCGTTAGTAGCATACTTGATTTCTATGTTTTTAGCGTAAGGCTTTAACATATCTAAGATCTTATAGTGCTGCGGATCCATCAAAGGTTCTCCTCCCGCAAACTCTACTCTACGAAAATATGGCAAAAGTTTTTCGAAACTAACCCACCAGTTTTCAGTGTCATCAAAAGGACCAATGTACTGTCCGGGAGTACGCACCAACTTGGCCACTGTGGGAACAAGGTAGTTATTTTCTTTTTCATAAAAAGGTTTGACATAATCCCAGTCTTTCCAGCTAGTACTATCTAACGGATTGCACATTCTGCATTTTAAATTACAGAGATTATTAAGTTTAATTTCCATTGTAGGAAATTCAAACGGCATTGTGTAATCTTCACGTAGGCTATCTAGTGCGTTGGGATATAAATTAATTCTTGATTCAGGTATGACGCCATTGATGTGTCGTTGGCGCAGACTTTCTACACCTTGATCTTCTAGATCAAAACAGGGTTTGCAGACTTCAGGACGCTCACCGCAGAGCACTTGCCTGCGAACTTCACATATAGTTTCGCTGTTCCAAATATCTTCTATGCTCTGTTCTTGTATCCAACCCACAGGCTGACTACGGCAGCAGACCTTGACTGCACCGTCTTCTCGTGTTGCCAATCCTGTGAAAGGATGTATACAAAATGTTTTACTTTGATTGTTCATACAATTGGTTGTAAATCTTGTCGGCTATTAATTGTTGGGTTTTCAAACCTGGATGTTTATTATCTTCAGCATCATCGACTATTTTAAATCCGTCGAAACAAATATGATCAGAATTGATAAAATTAAATTTAAATTCTAATAATTCGTGAGGCGCTGCCGGATAATGAAGCCATTTAATATTTTTCTTTTCAAAAAATAAATCAGAATGTTGAATATATATCCAGGTCTTTAAACAATAATCTCTTTCAGTTACCTTTAATACCCATTGCTGTGCATATCGTTCGTTACTCCAAGGTCCTAGTCGTAAACGTAATAATGGGTTCATATCATCCTCAGTAAAGATAATATCTCGAATGTTATGTGACCACATAACAACAATTTGATCGGTTGATTGAAAATCAAAACTTAATATAGAATATAGTATTTCTAAATTACTAGATCCTGGCCTAGACACGTTTATCAGTGTTCTATTCATTTTGTTTGCTAGAATAACTGGCCAACCTAGATTACTAGCAGTTTCTGGAGGTATTCTACAACCATCAACTTCTTGATCTAGACAGTCGGGTAAACCATGTCCAAATGTATATGAACACCCAAATGTAATTAATCTTGACATTTAATTCCCCACTCTCGTTCCTTACACCAGAAACATTCTCCACACACCGGAACATATTGATAAGGTTTATAATTAGTATAATCTAAACCTGGAACAGTTCCTTCGCAGCTTCTAGTGGTATTAAGTAGATCCTCTAGCTCTAATTCATAATACTTTTTAATTATCCAACTTTTATCTAAAAATCTAAAAGGATGCGATACCAGTTTTCCCATATGTATCATTAGTTTAAGATGACGATTTTCTTCGGTAGGTTCTATATCTCTAGTATGCATTCCCTGAAAATCAACGCCTTTTGGATTTCGTGTAACGCCATTGAAATATGCATCAACATCCTGATTGATGCATACAAATTCTGCAAAGGATCTTAATTCTAGTGTGTCTCCACTGACTAACTTACCGTATTCATCGATAATGCTAGGACCTTTATTGGCCCATTCTAGTTCAGGAGGTACGAAATTTGTGTGTATTTGAAAATTAATTTTTGGAAATCGTTGAACTAACCAATTATAAACTTTTTTAAAATCGCTTTGTTGCCAGGGCTTAGTCTTCCAGCATCTAATGTTATTAATAACGTGTACAGTAAAAGGATTAATATTTCTTTCTGTTACTGTTTGACAAACTAGAAATGTCAGTAATGCGCTATCAGCGCCGCCACTTACCGCAATAGCAACACTTTTCCAATTATTATCAAACGGTATATCTACTTTCATAAGTATAATTATGCTTACTAAACTCGACCAAAAATTTTCTATAGAACCCATTATACAACAAGTTGATGATTTGGTATTTGAAAAACGTCTAGACTTGAATAAACCTTCTGGATCTTTCTTTCATGATCCTTGGATAATTTTGCCGGAGTTTGAATCAACTCCGTTAGGTGAGGTATTAAAGTCTTTAGGAAATATTGGGCAGGCTAGACTTCTTAAACTAGAATCTGCGGAGTCATATACTGCACACGCTGATCCAGATGATCGAATACATCTTGCTATTATTACCAATCCTTACAGTTTTTTAGTTGATATAACTGACAACAAATTATACCATCTGCCTGCCGACGGACAACTATGGTATATGAACACAGGCAAAATACACGTTGCGGCAAATTGGGGACCTCGAACTAGAATACATCTTAATGTGCGTGTTCTTTTACCGAGATACAACGAACAAGATCCTTTTCTTAAAATTAAAATTATCGAAGGCGACTATGATTGGAAGCAATTGGCGTACACACCGATTATGACATTGATCAATGCAGGTGTAAAAAATAATACAATTACAGGTTTCAAAGCAATCAGCGAAAAGGAAGTTTATTTAAACACGCTGACTCCAGATACATTTACAGGTGCTTTTGAATCAATTACCCGAGCAGGTGTTATTTTAGATTACCAGTATTGTATTTGAGGTTTGTTATTATCTTCAACCAACTTTCGTAAGTTTGTAGAACAACTTTTAACACAAACTAATTTTTTATCAGTGGTATAATGTTTAGGAAGACTTTCGCCCCAACCGCAAGAATTCAAAATATCAACGATATTAGTTCCGTGCAAATTTGGAATACCAATATCATCTGCTACATCTACAGCGGATAGTCTTAATCTTTCCCTAATAACATATTCGGCACCTTGCCAGTCAAGTCCGTCAGTGACATTTAATGCCTGTACAAAACAGCAGGGCCACACATTACCAAAAGTATTAACAAATAAGTCTCGACCAGTTTGACACTTCGGATCAATTTCAGAATTTTTAATTAGAGCATTATAAGTTTCTTTTTCTACTAACTTAACCATGTTTGGTTGCATAATGTATTCTTTATACTGCGGTTTCGTAGGTCCTTCGATATAGTATTCCACGTTACCATATTGATCTTTTACTGGGAACTGAGGTAATCCGTGAAACCTTTGTGTTGGTTTTAGAATAACTTCTTCAAACCCGATGCTAAGTAGATATTCTTTTAGATTTTCTGCCTCATCTTCGTTGTGTTTGAATAACAAAGTATCTGATCTTGCTTTGCCGCCAGCAGCTATAAATGTCTTAGCATTCTCAATAATTTTATCCCAACTAGTGTTTCGCCTATACATTTCATGCTGACCTTTAAATCCATCGATAGCAAAAACTACCAAACCTTTATTACCCAGAACTCTAGCAAGATTCGTCCACCACTCTTTATTTCTCAAACTTCCGTTAGTGTGAATGGCAAGTCTACAATCATCAGTAGTGTTATTAGCCAGATATTCGAATATTTCTAAACAATCTTTAGCCAGTAAAGGGTCTCCGTTATTTCCACAAGCATAAAAACTATCAAGTTTCATTAAGAATTCTCTAGGGAACCATTGAACAAACTGTTCTAAAGTAATTTCAGTATTTTTAATATGACTGCGTTCTTTGCCGCCGAACTCGTTTCTCGAACACATAGGACAGGCTGCTTGACATTTGTCAGTTAATTCGATATGAACTGATTTTATATTATGTGGATAAGGTAACATTCTTTCTTCCAATGATCATATATCGGTTGTATAAGGGCAATTCTAGTTCTCCGGACCACAATATGTTAATATTAGATTGTTCTTTAAATTCATCTAATGTTTTTGCTGTTCGAACGTGCTCCGGAATTTGATAATTATTACTTTGTAAAACAAGCAATGAGCTAGATGGAATACCATTTAGCCACGTATCATAATCGTACTGTGTAATATGTTCACAGCTGGTATTAATGATAACATCTGCATTACTGCTAATAACACACATATCGGCAGTGACTGCTCGAAACTTCCCTACCATTTCTTCAATCTTATTCATATTAACAGCGATAGGTTCGCACGTTGGATCAATATCAATACTACGAATATTAATGATAGGAATTTCGCTCTGGAACAACATACTAG